AAGATTTCGATTTAAGTGTTACTGGTAATCGTAATGATTCTACATTCGGCGATTTAGGACACTCTATATACTCGAGTAGTAATTTAAAAATAACATGCCCGCAAAAAACGAATTTATCATCCCCAGTGCTTGAAGTATCGGGAGATATTATCGCAGGTAATGCAGGTGTATCACTTATAACACATTCTCACTTACAGCAAGCAGGTAATGATGCTGGTGCTGGTGCAGATACATTAGCGCCAACCGCTGGAACAGGAGTAGGATCATGAATCACTTAATACAAACACCAACACAGTTTGGATCAGCAGAAGTAATTGCAAGAGGTACGAATGAGTATACGCTCTTTTATACGAATTTAACAAACCTCGCGCATCTTGAATCATGGACTCGATGGGAATCATTTCCATCAGTTGTTCGCGTTGGTAACTTTGTTTATTGTCTTGCTCGATTAAGACACAGTAGTGTATACACTTATTGGGCACTGATTGATATTGTTCCTGACCCAGCAGATCCTTATCGCCTTGGAAGTAATGTTGCGTATCCTCAGATTACGAATGAGATGAGCACTTCACTCGATCAGATACAGTTGAATCCGGATGATGATGAGAATATAACGAATGATCATGGTGCGCCAGGTCTTGAGTTGACAACGCTTAAACCATATTATACTCTACCTGTTACATCTTCGGGGTATTATAGTACATCGTCTATTGGAGGAATATTCTGGTCATCACACTATGATTTCACAAAAATATATCCTTCCTTTCAGCCAAATTGGTCGAGTGCGCGAATTATAAAATCAGTTAACACTCATGGAATTCGAATTGCAGGATGGGGTGAGCGAGTTGTGTGCGATGGAGTTCTTGATAAGATTAGTTTATTCGCGCCATTTGGAACAAAGAAACAATTTGAAACTCTTTATGGTAAGCAATCAGACTGGTGCGAGCCGGATGGTACTCAGTGGATGTTCGAAGCACCGGCGGGTCATGCTAATCAATCAGTACGATGGGCAGATGATGATGCGTTCCAAGCTGAAAACGCTGATGGTAGAACTTATTACTATCCATTCCAATTCGATGAGCCTTTAAGTAATCAATACTTTATTAATGTAAAAGGTGATGTAAATCAGGATGGTGTTGATGATACGCCTGTTAAGGATGTAGTTAAAACAATTGCAGGTATCGCGATCGCTGATGAAATAACACAAAGGCTCGATGTTACGAAATGCGAATATGATTTCGATCTTAATCTAGGTAATCTACCAGTGCCGGAGTTTGTCAAGAGTATAGGTGCGAAGGCGAATGAAATGAAAGACACTATCGGATCTGCTATTAGTAAAGGCTCAGCAGGCATTCTGGAAATCGTGGAAAAGGCTGAGGGGGTAAAGGGCGCCTTAGAAGATGAGTTAAGTACAGTCGGTGAGAAGTTGACTGAGAACTTTTCTGAGGCACTATCGAAGATTAATCCTCTTGATACAGAGGCGATTGATTCATTGAAGGAGAAGTGGTCGGGTGTTGTTGATAATATCGAAGATATTCTTGAGAATTTAGATAAAGTTGACATATGTTCTCTTGTTGATGTTGTTGCAAAGGTTGATAAGAATGGTGTACTTATTAAGAAGCCAGAGATGGAAGATACTCCGATTGATCCGATTGAACCTTCGAAGAAAACACATATTGTTCCTATTACAAATGGTAATATACCTCAAACAAATATACAGAAGAAAGAGGGTATTGCACCGAATACGATAAAGTCGATTGAAGAGCAATACGAGTATGCGTGGAAGAAGTTGTATGATGTGGCTATCATTGGTGATTATACATCGAGTGTAGGTGAGAAGAAAACAGCGATTCGTAAGCTCGGTCAGCAATTAAGGGATGATGAGGAGTATCAAGCAATACAGGGTGTGGTTGTCATGGGTCTTCCTGCACCGAGTAATTCTCGTCTTGAGGAGATGGAGAAGAAATGGGCGCAGGATCACTACCTTCTCACGTATATTTCTCTTGTGTTATCACGTGCGCGTCAGCAAATATATCAAAGGTTCAAAGATCAGAAGAGACCTGATATTACATCCGACACTGATCCGCGAGATCTTGTGAAGACATCACTCTGGCAAGATGCAAATCAGCTATTGGGAACAAAGATGCATGCACCGGGTGTAATATGGTCGGTGTATACTCAAGAGGATTTGGATAAAAGGAATCAAATAAGAGATGAAATATTAAAGGCTATTCGTGAGTATATCCTGACTGAAGAGCTTATTCTATCACTGAATAGACTTTCTGTCGCAGGACCAAGCGAACATGTAAAGAATATAGAAACACCTGCATTAGATGAAGAAATCGGGGATGCAACCTTTGAAAGTGAAGGAGAAAAGAAATCGAATGAAATTGGAGGTGCTGTGAAGGATGGAAGTTCAGGTACTGTGACTTATGCTTATGAGAAGGGCACTATACGTAATCAACCTATTCAGCCACGGCTCTTCGCTATTCTTGAGAATACCGCGATACAGCACGATTTAACAATACAGATATATTCAGGAGGACAACCAGCGAAAGGTAGACGAACGGGTTCTTTACGACACAATAATGGATACGCGGCCGATGTACGCATTTATAATAAAGATGGTCGTCGTCTTACAGCAACAAGATCGAAGGATATACCTGAACTCGAGAAGATTGTAAAAACCCTCAGGGAAAACGGAGTAGAATCGATTGGTGCACATCCGCTTTATATGAATGGTAATTTACATATTGATATTGCATCATCCGGTCCTTCGAGTTCGCCAAGCACTGTTTGGGGAAATACACATGGCTATGGTTCTTCTCCCAACTGGTTAAGAAAAGCATTTAAAATTTAAACATGAAAGATATACTTAATATAGACACAAACGGGAAAGTAAGAGAGAAGTATCTTCGATATGTTCTTGTCGAAGAGATGCGTAAAAGCACACTGAACGGGTATGTACCATCAAATGGTGCACAGCTTGGTGTGATTGAAGGCAAGCCAGAAGAGTACGCAGATTACTTAATTCGACAAGTTCAGAGTTCTGCAAAGATGAATGCTCTCTTTGATAAGACAGTTCGGTCCTATTCTTCAGCAGGAAAATTGATCGAGACTCGTCGGCTTGGCCTGTTTAGTATAGATCCAAAGACAGTGAATGTTGTAAAGAATACAGATCTTTTCAAGCCTCGCACAAATATAACTCACGCGATTCGATTGTATGAGAAATATATTCATCGAACAAGTAAGCTTCCTGTGATAAGTGGTGTGATTTCGATATAAATAGAATAGAGTATGCCTTTGCAATCAGATTACAACGTCGACGAAAAAGCTCCTATCGATTATTCGGGAGGAAAGAATTCGTTGTATGCTGATATCCCAATGTTGTTTGTTAAACACCCTAATACAAAAGACATTCGTCCAATCACAGATATTCGTGCAATTCGACAAGCCGTTAAAAATCTCGTACTTACAAAAACACACGAACGCCCATTTCAACCAGAGCTTGGGTGTAGAGTAACTGCATACCTTTTCGAAAACGTTGATCAGTTTACTGCGATCGCGATTCGAGATGAGATTGTACGTGTATTACAATTGCATGAACCGAGAATTAAAAATGTTCAGGTAACTGTTGATCTTGATACAGATAATAACAGGTTGCTTGTGACAATACTATTTCAAATTAAATTAACTAACGAAAACGCAGAGGTAGAATTCTATCTCGATAGAATCAGATAAGATCATGCCAATTAAACAAATAAATGTAACAGACTTAGATTTCGCTGATATTAAGGAAGCGATTAAGGATTACTATCAAAGAGAAGAAGGACCATTTAAGGATTTTGACTTTGATGGTTCGGGTATGAACATGATTCTTGACATGTTAGCGTATAACACGCATTACAATGCTGTTCTTGCACACCTCACAGCGAATGAATCTTTTCTTTCCTCGGCGCAACTAAGAAAGAACGTCGTTGCTCGAGCGAAGACACTTGGTTATAATCCGCATGGTACTTCTTCAGCGGAAACAGAAATTACTCTTTCAAATCTTGATTCTTCTATTTTATCGATTCCTGAAGGTACGATATTCAATACAACCGATTCAGTTAACAATTCAACGTATAGCTTTGTTACGTTTGAAGAAATTGGAGAGCCGGACAAACCATTTGTTATACATGAAGGTTCGATCAGAACAAGCTCGTATATTTTTGATAATAGCATTTCCAATTTAAGATTTGAAATTCCTCACGAAAATATTGATACAACAAAGATTGTGGTGTCAGTGAGACAATCTGCGGCAAGTACTCAGCAGGATATTTACACAAAATTCTATGAGCTTCCTGGTGTCGATTCTAACTCAACAGTTTATTTTATTAATGAAAACCCAAATGGGAAATTTGAAATTTCCTTTGGTGATGGCGTGCTTGGTAAGAAACCTGATGCAGGTTCAATTATCACTATTAAGTATTTAACTACGAATGGTGCTGCGGCAAATGGTCTATCATCATTCACTACAGCTGATCCGATATTCAACGGTGTGAATAAACCAACCATCACCTCAACCGGCGCAACGACAGGAGGAAGTTCAAAGGAATCAGTCGAAAGTATTCGTTCAAACGCTCCTCTTCAATTCGTATCTCAGAATAGAGCAGTGACGGTTGACGACTATATTGCACTTGTTCGTAAAAACACGAGTGTAAGTTCTATTTCAGTTTGGGGAGGAGAAGATAATAACCCTCCAGTGTATGGCTCAGTCTTTATATCTGCGAAGCCTCATGAAGGTGTTACTTTAAGCGATGAGGAAAAAACTCGACTTATGCCAATACTTAATTCAAAAGGTATTCTTACTGTCAAGCCTGAATTTGTCGATCCCGATATCACTTATTTGTATTTTGACATTTTCACAAAATATAACTCTTCACTTACTAACTTAGGCTCAGCTGGTGTATCAGCGCTTGTACGATCAGGAATTGAGACATTCAGTGATGATGAACTTGAAAAGTTTGATAAGATGTTTAGATATTCAGATTTGTTAAATTATATCACAAATCTCGATAATGCAATTACGAGTGCTTATGTACGAGTCTTCTGTTTAAAAAGCTTTACTGCGCTTAATACAAACACAAGCTCTTACCAAGTTAACTTTAACTTCCCGCTCGCTGTACCGGAAGATCCTACTGAATCACTTATTACATCGAGCGCTTACGTTAACGATGGTGTAAAATATTACTTTAAAGACGAACCATCTTCGGTTGATAACATTCGAAATATATATCGTTACTATATTAACTCGAGCGGATCTGAAATTGTAGATGAACAATTCGTTGGTACTGTCGATACAGATACTGGTATGGTGCAAATTAAAGATTTCAACGTGACCGCTGATACCGCGATTAATATATTTGCACGTCCTGAGTCAAACGACGTTGTTCCTAAAAGAAACCAGATTCTTGAAGTTGACATAGAAAATACTGTGATCAGTTCTCAGATTGACACACTTGCTACAAGAGGTTCTGCTGGCGCAATTGAATATACAACCACTCCCCGCGAAAGATAATGCACGAGTCTATTGCAAATAGTAAACCTTTAAATCACGAAAGAGATAGGGTACGTGAGCTGATCCCAGATTACTTGAGAGAGTCAGCTGTGAATCTCATTTCTTTCATGGAAGAATATTACAACTATCTTAACAGGGAAAATTTCGCCTCATATGAACTTGACCATGTAATTTCTGAAAACGATATTGATACTACTTCAGCGAAATATCTTGATTCAATACAATCAGAAATAGCGAAGATTGTTCCAAACTCTTCTGTCATGGATAGGACCACGCTTTATAAGAGGATCGTGCACTATTATCGCATTAAAGGTACTCCTGAAAGTGTTGAAGTATTTTTCCAAATGATGTTTGACACTATCGTTGAAATATTTTATCCTGGAGATCATCTTTTAAAATTGTCAGCAGGTGATTACTCAGAAACGACTAATTTGTGGAGTGATAAAAGCGGATTCTTATCGAGCACTGATAAAATCCAAGACGGTGAATTTTGGCAAAAGTATAGTTATCAAATTAAATCCGAAATTACTTCTCAGCGATGGTTTGATGCGTTTAGTCGATTAGTTCATCCTGCAGGTATGAAGTTATTTGCGTTAGTTATTGTCACTGCTAGTTTTCGAAACAAATGGTTTGATAAGCTTAATTACGAGTCGACCATATCAAATCCAGAAGGTTGGTTAAACGATTTGCGTCCACCTTCGCTAGGTTATCACACTCCCCGATATCAGCTTGGCTGGTTACAGTCATCTATCGCTCAATTTATTGAAAGCCTAGCGGAAAACCTATATGATACAACCACAGCCGCGGGCATAAATTTAAATCGTGATCGAATTGTTAGTTTAGTTACGCAGTTATTAGTTACTTCGACTATTACTGCTGATAAGATAAACCGTGATCATTATTACAATCGAGGATATTGGGATGATGTAGAACCTCTCGCCAATTTAGGCATAGCCTCTACAACAATTTCTGAATTAATTGATGACGCGGCTGCACCTCAACCTAGCGTTGATATCGACGGGTTCGTTGATACGAATAATTATAGAGGCCCCGATACTGATTCGGTTTACCTACAACCAGATGGAATTTCCAGATATAAATTCGCATAATAACTTAAACATTTGATATAAATACTAATATGCCCGACGTAACAGTAACAACCGACATTGATACTTTTCTCCGAAGTTCAGACAATGCAAATGCTCGAAGCAACCTTGGTGCTGCATCATCAGCTGACCTTAGTGGAAAGCAAGATATCATAGGTACTAACGTAACAGAGAGTGGCACAGACGCTTTTGCGCAAGGTAAAAACACGATCGCAAGTGGAGCCCAATCTCATGCAGAAGGCCTTGGCACAACCGCAAGCGGTGATTGGTCACATGCCGAAGGTGTTGATACGATTGCAAGTGGAAGCGTTTCCCACGCGCAAGGCCACACTACAACAGCAAGTGGAGATTATTCTCATGCGGAAGGACGGGATACTACAGCAAGTGGAGAAAGTTCTCATGCGCAAGGTAACGATACAACTGCAAGTGGAAACTATTCTCATGCACAAGGGCTTGAAGCTATCAGTGATAGACATGCAGAACACGCTCATTCTGGTGGCAAATTTTTAACAAATGGAGACGCTCAAAGAATGGCTTTTGTTATGCGTCGGCAGATTACACACACCGCTAATACGTGGTATGCTTTAGGTCTAAAAGGTGTTAATCCAGTTTCATCATCGGAAAATAGATTAACTATTCCAACCGATACTGTTTATACTGGTAAAGCATTAATCTCTGGGATAACGCAGGGGTGTACAAAATCGTTTGGATTTGAGATTCTTTTTGTTGCAGAAAACGACGGTGGAACTACATCATTATTATCGAGTTCAATCACCACAATTTACGATAGTGATGCAACCGACTATGATGTTCGCGTAACAGCTGACACTACAAACGACCAAGTTCTAATTGAAGTATCTTCAATATCCTCTACTGATACAATTAGATGGGTTGCAAGTGTAGATGTAGTCTCTGTGTCATTCCCAGCATAACATAACATATTAAAAATAATGGCAGATCATACAAGAAATATAAAAGAAAATACGGACTCAGCGAATATAAACCTTATCGCCAACAAAGAAGCCGCCTATGCCCTGACAGGTGTGGCAGTCGGCACAGTTTATAAGACTGAGGACACGGGGCAGATTCTTGAGAAGGTGGATTATGTTCCATTGATACAAGAGGGCTTTACCTTAGAACTTAATTCTTCAGACCCTACTTCCTTGCCCGATTCAAGATATGATGGATATTATGCATGGAGCCATGAACACAATGCATTTGTTTTACTAAGTCCAAGTAATGATATAATTGCTTCGATCAAATACGAAGGAGGTAGATGGTCTTTGAGGAATGCGGGTGTTAATTGGCAGGGAGTTATTTACATGAACCCCGTTAGGTATTGGAGTCCATCTGATGCGGATGTGCATCCTTCTGAATTGGGGGATTTTGAGCCAACCGCTACATCTTCATCATATTATTATTATTATGGTGATGGGCTCGGGTTCGGGATAGGATTAAACAATTTGGAATCATAAAATATATATAATTGGGAATGATAAAAAAAGCTATATATTCAAATTGGTCTAAGCCAAACGATAATCTGTATGCTGGTTTTAACAGCGATGAGGCGTTTGCTAACAGTTTGCATTTATCTGTTTTGCATTCTAAAAATTGGTTCGAGGAAGTAGAATTAATTACAGACACAAAAGGTAAGAAGCTAGTCGATAAATACAAAATACCATTCGATAATGTAGTGGTCTGCTTGGATGATTATAATCACATAGGAAATCAACATTGGGCTATTGGTAAAATAGTTGCTTGTTGCATGCAAAAATCCCCATTCATGCACATAGATAATGATGTGTATTGGTTTAAGAAACCGCCAGCGAGGTTATTACAAGCGGATTGCTGTTTTCAGAATTACGAAAGCACAGAATTTGATTGGTATAAACATCAAATGCATAAAGCCTCCGAGACATGCCAAATTAAAGAAATAGACTATACTGTAAAAACAGCATTAAATTGTGGTATCATAGGCTTTAACAAATTGGATGTATTACCAGAATGGATGGAGTTAGCATTAAGGTATATAGATTGGTTTGATAATACCGATAGCGTCACTGGCGAGTTGTCATCCATAATCTTTGAGCAATACCACATATATCAGTTGCTAAAGAAAAACAATTATAACGTTTCTGTTATTTCTGATGATTACATTACTGACGCCGTAGCAGAAGAATATGGATATACTCATTTAATTTCTACAGTTAAACGTGAAGAGGAAGTTGAGCAAAAAGTAGCAACTAAATTACAAAGAGATTTAAAAAAATGCAAAGTAACTTAAAAATAACAAAAAACGAGCCTGGAAACTGGAAACATGACGGTATAATTTTGGTTAATAGCAATGACGATAAGATTCGTTTAACCAACCTTGCCGATGGTCAGAAGGTGAAAATAGTCAACGAACGTGGGCGCATTGAGATGTTTAAACGGGACAATAGCAGTTTTCCGTCAAGTATCCAGGTCAATCACATACCCACCTATCCATTTGGCTCACGCATGGCTGATTATCCATACGGGATCGTTTTGGAATATGCGGGAATACTCAATGGTAAACCATGGTATAAATCTGATCTTCATCGCACAAGCGGTGGTCAATCAGGTGGTACTATCGCGTGGTCAATTAATTCGTCGGCAGTTAATACAGGGAAATGGCAATTAATTACTTCTGATGACCCTAATGATTTTAGAGGCAATGTCGTCTTTTCTTCTGATGAAGACGTAGATACTCCTGATCTTTGCAGTAGTTGGGATGGCAATCCTCTGCTAGTGGGGGGCCAAACGGGTCTGTCGAGTGATATGGTTATATCCTCGCCCGAACTAACGGCTTCTAATTGGTCTGCTATTAAAAACACGGTTTACCTCACTATAGATCCAAATCAAGGTAAAGGTGGTTTTGCCATGGATGACAAGTTTGTAAATGCTAATGACACAGCAGGTTTTGGTTGGGTTCCTGTGGGACAACAAATCAGCCATTATGGAGGGGGCAAGTTATTTAAAGTGGAAAAGGTCAACGGTGTGCAAAGCCATGCGAATGAACAGTTTTATTTACCCTCAAATGGTTCAACGATAACCATACCAGACAGCTTTCCAGTTGGTGCATTACTCGATGTTAAAATTTTTAACGCCTAATATGGACGAACCACAAACAACAAACCTATGACAACATACTTATTTAATACTGAAGCTCTTGGGGGTTATATGCTCCAATCCAACCCGCACAAACGGATGCTTGAAACCGAAATCCAAGGGGAGGGGCTAGACCGCGAGGCTATAGCTCTAAACGAGATCCGCTCAAGCGATTTGGAGTTTGATACAGCTACCGAGACTCTACAGATCGTTGATGATGAGATCAAAGTTGTCCCGCGCCCTGCGGTTGCACCAGTTGTGCCTGAGTCTGTGACAAACTACCAACTCAGACAAGCGCTCAACGAATCACCAGAAGATAGAGCCGCAGTGGATGCATTGGTCAATGGTTCAGATGACCCCAACATCAAAGACGGGTGGGAACATGCTTCTGAGTTCAAATCTGACAACGCACTTTTTGTAGGTGCAGTAACTTATCTGGGCTGGTCACAGGAGAAAGTCAATGACTTGCTCATCCTTGCTTCAACCTTTAAGTAATTAGACTAATAAGTGGCATCACTAAATAAATAACACTTGAAAACATATAAATAAACTTAAGAAAGAAAAACTACTAATATGGCAGCAATTATTACAGACGATTTCCGTAGAAATCAAGCACGGCTTTTAGTCAACGACATCAAAGCATCAGCGTCTAACGACTTTGATTCGCCTTCCGCGAATAGTGATGAAGACTCATGGCCATATAGAGGAAATAATGCTTATGGCGTTGGAATTGGTAAAACTGATTCTTGGCAGAATGATAGCAGCGCAAGAGCAGAAGATGATGTTAATTTTGAAGTCCCAGCTCCTAATTCACATGTGTACGAAAACAAAGATGTTTTAAGTAATCTATTTTCTATTAAAGAAATTGAACAAGCGAATGTTGAACAATTGATTGCGAAAAACAATTGGACGAATGGCAGAAAATATAAAATGTACGATCAAGCAGATGATGATATGTTTTATTCCACAGGAGATCTTTATCCATGTTGTGCAGTATATAATGACAACATCTACCTTTGTATTTCTAATAAAGCACCGGACACTAGTTCATCTAGTGTTGCTACATCAACCTCCGCACCATCTCACAGTAATGATTTTGAGTGGTTTGACAATAGTGATGGTTATGTTTGGGCCCATGTTCAGGGTGTTCCTGCAGCGAATAAATTAATAACAAACCAATTTGTTCCAGTATTGAAACCAAGCGAAACAAGCGTTACAACACCTACAAATAAAACGGATGGTCTTCTCACAAGTATTTCAGTTACTAGTCAAGGTACTTCCTATGCTTCTGGGACAACAACAGTTGATGTTACACTCGTTGATATTGATGGTAATAAAATTGATACATCAGACTTTCAGTTTAAGCCAGTTGTTAGCGCAGGCGCAATTACACGTATTGATATTCTTGAAGCCACAAGCCCAACTATAACAGCAGGTGACGGTTACTATTGGAACAACAATGTTATCGAAGATGTAGCTTATGGCACAGTTAAAATCGTGGATACCGCAAGCGGATCGGGTGCAGAAGCAATAGTTAATATCGCACCGGGTACTGGATTCGCAGCAAATGCAATTGATGTTTTACCAACTTGGTTTGTAGGTGTTAATGCCAGCTTTATAAATGAGGAAGGCGGCGATGCGCCATTACTTAAATTTAGACAGATTTCTTTAATTAAGAATTTTGATCGTAGTGTATCTGGTAAATTCGATTCTCCGGACAACCCACTAACACCTACAACATACGATGCTCTTAAATGGATTACACTAAGTGGAGAAAATACATCCAACTTAGCTTCACTTAATCCAGGTGACATTCTAAAGCAAACAAGTTCAGGTGTTACTTCATACTTTTACTTTGATAAATATGAAAGTGACACAATCTTCTATCATCAAAATACAAACGAAGAAGTCAATTTCCTTAGTCCAATAGTTGGTTCCGATGATATTCTTGTGCATTCTTCTTCTACACTTTCCGAAGACGATGTAATTTCAACGGGTGTATCCACTATTGGAGTTGGCGAATACTCATCACTTGACAGCCCTAACACAACAAAGAGTATTAACGGTGAAGTAATTTTCCATGAAAATCGCGTTCCCTTTACACGATCTTCTGATCAAACTGAGGAAATAAAACTTATTATTCAACTTTAACATTTTATGCCCATTCAAACATATTCTGATACGCCTTATCACGACGATTTTTCTTCTGAAAACAATTACTTAAGAATACTATTTCGTCCTGGCCGCAGCGTACAAGTACGAGAACTTAACCAACTTCAATCGAATCTTCAAGATCAAATTGATAAGTTTGGTCGTCATGTGTTTAAAGACGGCGATCGCGTATTAGATGGTTACACAACTTACGATGGAAGTATTAGAAGTATTCCAATTGAATTCACTGGTGCAAGTTCACCAACAGATTTAACCGCTGCACAGCTTGGTGCTTTAAAGGGAAAGGAAATTCAATTATCTGGTACAGCCAATGTTAAAGCGAAAGTGCTTGGTGCCGAAGCGATTACAGGCGCTTACTATAGACTTTATGTAAAATATATCGGTACAGATACTCTCTTTGATGACGGCGATACGATTGAACTTAGTACAGGTGAAGATAGCGTTAGCCTTAATGGCACAGATATATCAGCGGGAGACACGTTAGGCATTTGCAGAGAAACAGCAAGTGGAGAAGATGTTGGTTACTATGGCGGGGTTTTTCAAGATTCAGGAATATTCTTTGTAAAAGGTCACTTTGTATTTACCGATAATACTGAAGCGTTTTACGTAAAAGGTAGCGAAACATCGAAGCTTACAGGTAACGCAGTCTTTGATATTACAGAATCAATTATCACTTCAGGTGATGATACAAGTTTATTGGATAATGCCACGGGCCAACCAAACCTTACAGCGCCTGGTGCAGATAGGTATAAAATATCGCTAAATCTAAAATTTATTCCTTCGACAGACACCACTGTCGTTGAAGGTCAACAACGTATTACTCTTCTAGATGTTAAAGAAGATATAGTAACACAATCTGTTCGAACACAATATAGCGAACTTGGTAAAACACTTGCTCAACGAACAGAGGATGAAAGTGGGTCATACGTAGTCAATCCATTTAAGCATGAAATTCGTGAATATTTAAACGACGAAGCAGGTAATAGAGGCAAATACACTGATGATCAAATTTACAATTCAGGAGATTCGTTACTTCCAGGTGTAACTGATGTTACTACAGCAGCGACCGAAGGTGCTAAAAGATATGTTATTGGTGTTGAACCCGGCGTGGCATATATACAAGGTTATAGAACTGAATTGGAAGGAAAGCAAGATGTAGTAGCAAATAAAGGCAATGAGTCAAGCGATGTTGCAACAGAAACTGCATACAAATTCTCAGCAGATCGTGGTCAATATATCGAAGGTGCCTTCGTTGATCAAGATGCTGACTTAGACTCTGCAGATTTTACCAACTTCATTTTTGCCCCAGCTAATACATACCAACTTTTTGAGGATGGAACAGGTACATCTATAGGAACATGCCGAATTCAAGCAATTGAAAATAGCGGTGTAAAAACGTCGAATGATGCTACACCTGAAGCGGCTGTTGCAACAAAAAGGTTATACATATACGATTTAGTTTTAGAATCAAATAAAACTCTTAGTGATGCGACAGTTTTATGTGTTGATCACACTGCTTCATCACCAACTGGCCAGTCATATTTAGAAAACACTGATGGTTTTGTTCTTCACGAGATTGGTGATAATCTTTCTCGTATGGTTTATCCTATGGGTGACTATGATGTTAAGGATATCGATTCAACCAATACTTCGTATGTTGTACAAAAACGCTACTCTGATAACTCAACCGCTTCTTCAACAATTAGTATCACGGCCGGTGCTGGTGATTCTTTCATTAGTACAGATCCTGATGATTATGTCATTATGCAAAATGGTGCAGGGACCGATTCAACTGAAGGTGAAACATATGTTAAAGACGTAACGATTTCTGGATCTGACGCAACTCTTGTTTTAGTAAGAGCTGATGGAAGTGCAGCATCTAATGCAAGTGCCAATCCAGTTACGGTTTTTGCGCCAGTGCAAACTGATGCAAACCTTGGTATTAAGAAACAGACAACTGGAACTACCTTTACCGAAACTCGTACACTAAACAATGGTGACATAATTACATTAGATAAAGTTGACGTATACGAAATTGAGAGTGTATCACATGATGGAAACACATTATCACTTTCCGATTTTGAACTAGTGACCGGACAATCCGATACGCAGTATGGTTATTCACAAGTAGTTTATAAAGGCCCTGCGAGTCTTGAATCTGCGTCAGTTATTGTTACATTCAGTTATTTTGAAATTCACACAGCGGGTGACTTCTTTTCTGCAAATTCATACACGACTAATGGTACGGTAGCAATGGCATTAGAAGATATTCCGGTGTATGAGGACTTAAGACTTTCCAATTGTTTAGACTTTAGACCTTCAATTCTAACTTCAACAGAAGGCGAAAGTGTAAAGCCAAATGCGATTGTGAATGTGAAGTTTGACTATTACAAACCTCGTAAAGACATCGTTACACTAAATCAACTTGGTGATATACAATTTATTGAAGGCGTAGCTTCTAAAGAGCCAGTGTATCCTCAAAATCCAAGTGATTCACTTATCCTTTATCGTATCAGCAAGCCTGGTTACGTGTACTCCTTAGGTGATATTGAAATAGACGTTGCTAAAAACCGACGCTACACAATGAAAGATATTGGTTCTCTTGAAAACCGTATTCAATCTCTTGAGTATTACGCATCATTATCGCAACTCGAGTCAGAAGCTGCGGAAACACAATTGAATGATAGCTCTGGTCCAAGATACAAGAGCGGAATTCTAACAGACTCATTTAGAGGCCACGGCGTTGGTAATGTAAAAAGCGCAGGTTATAG